AAAAATTAAGTTTACTGCCTCCATGCATAAAGGGAACAAATTTAGTATGCTGCCTTCCTTGCACTTCGATTACAATATTTTTGGTAGCATTATAAAAGTCGAAAGTCATACGACTTCCGACCAAAGGGAATTCTTCGAAAACTATATCGTGAGACCAATATTTTTTTAAATATTTTTTTACCGAGTTTTGTACTTTACTTTTACTAGAGCCTTCCCAGTCTATCAAATACTTTCTAGACGCTTTAACTTTCCGAGTAGACCCAAATAAAGTTTTAAACACCATAGCTAGATGTTAGCATTTTCTTAAAATAATTTAATAGAAAATCTTTGGTTTTTTCATTCTCATCGAGAAATTTCGAAAGCTGATTTTCTCCTTGAATTTTTTCAGGAAAATCAATTTCTTCCTCTTTTAACATGGAAAGAAAATCTTCGTCAAACTCTATCCAA